GTTCAACATGACCCCATCTTCTGAATACTTTGACGGTCTTGACCCGTTTTCCCAGTTCATCTGGCATGCGGGAGAGGTCGGAAATGAGTCTGACGCTGTGCTAAAGTCTGGAATGCCCCAAACCTTGATCGAGATGAATCGAATCATGGATACTTCTCCTTATGCGTTGAATATGGCTAAGGTAGGAGACAAGGGTGAGGTGTACGCTTCTCCGGAGTTCGTCGTCATTGACACAAACAACAAGGATTTGCATATTAGCAAGGTCATGAAGTGTCCTGCTGCAATGAAACGCAGATTTGTAGTGTGTGAAATGAACGTCCTTCCAGAGTTTTGTAAACCAGGCAGTACTGCACTAGATAGTGCGAAGAGCTTTGGAGCTGGTGATGACATCCTAAATAGGTATGAATTCACTCTCTCGAAGTTCGAGCCTCAAGGAGACAAGGCGATAGAGCATGTTCTCAAGAAGACTTCAAAAGTCGAAGAGATGGCTTCTAGCTTGTTTCAGGATATGCGTGAGTTTGCGCAACGTCAGGAGAAGGCTCAGACTGCCATGTCTGGAGAAAACTCTCATGCTGACCGTGTGGTTCGTACAATTATCGAGCAGATGTCCCCTAAGGAAAAAACTCCTATCAAGGACACCCTCGACGATATTACTGACCTCAAACAAGACGATGACGGGAACTTTGTTTTGCCAGAAATGATGCCATATAGTTGGCTAAAGAAAGCGCAAGCAAAGCAGTTTACAGAAGACTCGCGTAAGAGACGCAATTCTTCGCCTCCTGCGCCCGTTTCTCCTCAGCCGAGAGCTCTACAACCTGTGGATGAGTTCCGTTGGAGCCCTCAGTGGATTAGTGAAGTATCACGTCAAGGTTTGGCGTTTATTGCTTTATCTGTCGTACTGTGGGCTATGGATGGTCGTCCCGATGCTCTTTCTGTTGGTGAGGGTATACTTGGTTCGATTGTGTGTTTGCTTGGGTATAATGTTTCGCCCTTTTGGGCAAGCTTGTGCTCTTCAGCTGTCGCACTCTTGAC